TATCAAATCTTCCTCCGCCTGCTTCCGCACGTGCCGCGCGATGAGCTGCGGGTGATTGACAGCACGATCCGCCTGTTCACCGAGCCCGTGTTGCGCCTGGACGTGCACCGCTGCGCCGGTTTCGTGGTCGCGGAGCGGCAGAAAAAATCCGCACTTCTGGCGGCCGCGGAAACCAATGCGGATGCGATGCAGAGCGCGGACAAGTTCAAACTCGCCATAGAGGCGCTCGGCTACGCCTGCCCCATGAAGTGGATGCCGCCCACCAAGACAAACCCCGAGGGGCGCGAGATACCCGCCCTGGCCAAGACGGACGAGGCGATGACCGCGTTGTTGGAGCATGAGGATGAGCGGGTGCAGGCGCTTGCGATGGCGCGCCTGGGCGTGAAATCTACCCTGGGCGAGACCAGGGGGATGCGTATGTTGCAAACTTTCGGGCGCGGCCCGCTGCCGGTTTATCAGAAGTATTGGGGCGCTCACACCGGCCGCACCGCCGCCGGCGACGGATCGAATTACAGCAACCTGCCGCGTCTTGACCGGGATGGCGGCGAACTCCGCCTCTCCATTCTGCCGCCAGAGGATAGTGCGCTTGTCATAGGCGACCTGGCGCAAATCGAGTTGCGGGTGAACGCCTGCCTGGCCGGAGAGCAATGGGTGCTCGACGCGCTGGCGGAAGGGCGGGACATTTACTCTGAAGTGGCCAGCGAACACTTTGGCTATCCGGTATCCAAAGCCACGCTACGCGAGCGTCAATTCGGAAAATCGATGGTACTTGGATGCGGATTCGGCATGGGACCAGCCAGGTTCAGGCAATACTGCCGCATCAACGGTTTCGATCTGACCGAGCAGGAATGCGAGCGCGCAATCAAAGGGGTCTACCGCCCTATGCACGGCAACATCGTAAAGTTCTGGAACAAATGCGGCGACCAGGTGTTGCCTTTGATGCACCAGAACGCGACGGTCGTTTGGCAGCAAGGGCCGGTTCAGCTTGAAATACGCGAGCAAAAGATTTACGGCCCGAACGACACGGCGCTGGATTACGGCGGACTGCACAAAGATGAAAATGGCGATTGGCGCCTCCCGACGCGGCGCGGCCGGATATTTTTGCACGGGCCAAAAATTTGCGAAAACGTGGTCCAGTGGCTTGCGCGCTGCATCATGTGGCAAGCCCACCTTCGCATCATCGACCGGACGCCGTATGCGAAACTGTGCCTTACATCGTATGATGAATTGGTTTACAGTGTGCCGAAAGAGTTTGGTTTGGACACGAAGATCATCGTCGAACAGGAGTTGTGCCGCGTGCCCGAGTGGATGCCGGGCATACCTTTGGCCGCTGAAGTTCATGTGTCCGATAAATACGATAAGTAGGCAGGAAAGTAGCCGCTATGAAAGAATACCACAAGATACACACTGTTTTCAAACGAGATATGAACAGCCCGCGTAAGACCTTGCGTGAGGGCGATTACTCTCAGGATACGTTTGCCTACCTCGAAAACAACCAGTGGGTTTACACTGAGAAGGTGGATGGCACCAACATCCGCGTGATGATCCAAAACAGCGAAATCTCCTTTGGCGGCAAGACTGACAACGCGCAAATACCGGCATTTTTGGTCAAACGGCTTCAGGAGAGGTTTCTGCCACAGTCGAATCGCCTGACCGAGATGTTCCCGGACGGCGCCTGCCTCTACGGCGAAGGTTATGGCGCTCGTATCCAGAAAGGTGGCGGCAACTACCGGCAAGATCAGGACATTGTGCTGTTTGATGTGCTGGTTGGGGAATGGTGGCTGCAAAGGGAATCGGTCGAAGATGTCGCAGCCAAGCTTGGACTCGATGCAGTGCCGATCATCGGCCGAGGGACGCTGCCCGAGGCTGTGGCTCTGGCGCGCAGCGGCTTCAACTCGACATGGGGCGATTTCCGCGCTGAGGGGATCGTAGCCCGTCCTGCCGTTGAGTTAAAGGCGCGCGACGGAAGCCGGGTCATCACCAAGATCAAACATTGTGATTTTGCTTGCCGGACTTACTAAGGAACGCTTGATGATTTTCTCATATACCTTCCTCAATACCTACCACGACATATGCCCACGCCGCGCGTATGAGATTTATATTGCCAAATCCATACCCTACACCGACACGCCGGCCACGATTGAGGGGAAGGCGCTGCACAAGGCGATTGAGCGTCGCCTGCTTCATGGCGCGCCTCTGCCGCCCGAACTCGCTACGATTGAGCCAATATGCGCCAGTTTCACGGGGCGCGGGCTGAAACTGGCGGTTGAAATGAAGCTCGGGGCGACGAAGGACTGGCGCCCGACCGATTTCTTCGAGAAAAAGGCGCCCGACAAGATTTACGACGACACGCCCCGCCTGCGCGGTGTGCCTGATTTGAACGCCTACACAACCGCGTTGCAGGCGGATGCGATTATTGTCGATTGGAAAACAGGAAAGCCGCGCGATAACTACCTTCAGCACTCGATCAACGCCGCGCTGGTATTCGCGCATTACGGGCGGGTACAGCGGATCACTGCGCTCAACGTCTACACAAGGACGGGCGAGATAGGTGAACGCCATAGTTTCGGGCGCGGCACCCTGGCGCAGCAGCACGCGCATCTGGCCAGGCTGATGGATGAGGTCGAGCAGGCAGAGACGTTCCCTGAGCGCCGGAGCCCGCTATGTCAGTGGTGCCCGGTCAGGGCGTGTCAACACAATCGCTCCGCGGCATGACCCAACAACAGCGCGAAAAAAAGAAAATCAAGGAATGGCTGGACAGCCTCGGTCCGCGCTGTTTTCATTTTCCGGTGCTCGCCAACGGATACGGCAAGAACGGCGTGGGCGACCGCGTGGCCTGCATCGACGGGCGTTTCATCATGATTGAAGTGCTGGCCGAAGGTGAGCCGCCGAAAAAGTGGCAGGCGAAGCGGATCAAGGAAGCGCAGGCGGCAGGCGGCGTCGGGATTGCGGTGCATCTGGTGTCTGAGTTGATTTACGAGCTGGCGATGGCGGGATTTTTGTTTTGATCTTCAGCGCCGCTCATCGCGCCATCGTATACCCGCCCGAGCAGGCCGCTGCCGTGCTGCAATATCTGCCCGACGCCGCGCACCAGATCGGCACGCATGTCGCCGTGAAGGCCACGCAGCCCAACATACAGGTATTGCGGTTGATCGGCCTGCCCGTGCCGTCGCTGATGGAGATAGCCTACGACTGGCCAAGCAAGCCCGGCATTACCCCCATGGCGCACCAGCGCCTTATGGCGGCCTTCATTGCGGCACACCCTCGCAGCTTCAACCTCTCTGAGATGGGTGTCGGAAAAACCCTGGCGGCGTTGTGGGCCTACGACTATCTCATGCGGCTCGGGATGGTTCATCGCGTGGTCATCCTGGCTCCTTTATCGATCCTCAGACGAGCATGGGCAGATGAGATATTTCGACACTTTATGAATCGGCGGTCGAGCATCCTGGTCTACGGCGACAGAAAAGAACGCGCCGCCGCACTGGCGCAAAAACGCGATTTTTATATCCTGAACCACGACGGACTTGCGATCGGTACGCAGCGCGGGCGCAAACTCGTGCTCGGCGGGATGGCGCTCACGCTGCGCGACCGCGAGGATATCGACGCCGTGATAGTGGACGAGGGGAGCGCGTTCAAGGATCACACGACGTTCCGCAGCCGCGTGCTGCGCGCCACGATCCACAACAAACTGTATATCACCTGGATGAGCGGGACTCCGGTGCCGAACCAGCCGACGGACGCCTGGAGCCAGGCGCGGATTGTGCGCAAGGACTATACCGAGCCGTTCGATGCTTTCCGCGACCGCACGATGCAGAAAGTAAGCAGCTTTAAATGGGTGGCGCGGCCGGCCGCTAAAGCCGCCGCGTTCTCAATCCTGACGCCCGCCATCCGGTTCGCGCGCGACGAATGTATGGATTTGCCCGACTGTCAGATTCCGCCCCCACTGGAAGTAGCCTTGTCCAAAGAGCAGCAGGCTGCGTACGATGCGCTGCGGAAAGACTTGTCGGTGCAGATGGCCACGGGCGAGCGGATTGATGCGGTCAACGAAGGCGTACTCCGCATGAAGCTCATCCAGATCGCGTGCGGCGAGATATACGACCAGCAGCACCGGGCGCATCACCTGGACTGCGGCCCGCGCCTCGACGCTCTGACCGAGCTGTGCCGCGAGGCAAGCGGTAAAGTACTTGTGTTCGCCCCGTTGACAAGCGTGGTGGAAATGCTTTACCGCTATCTCACGAAAGAGTTTTCCGTGGAAATGGTGAACGGCAATGTATCGGCCAAACAGCGCGGTGTCATTTTCCAGAATTTCGAGACTACGGAGACGCCGCGCATCATTGTGGCGGACCCCGGCACAATGGCCCACGGCCTTACTCTTGTCGCTGCAAATACTACTGTATGGTATGCGCCATCGGATCGGCTGGAGGTTTACGAGCAGGCGAATGCGCGGATGAACCGGCCGGGACAAAAACGCAAGATGCTGATTGCCAGGCTTGCGAGCACTCCGGTCGAGAAGGAGATTTACCGGCGCTTGGCGGAAAAGAGTAGTTTGCAAGGTGCGATTCTTGAAATGGTGAGGGCGGGCAGATGAGCGGTGCGGCATTGGATTTCGCGCATGTGGTCGCGGCGTATATCAAAACGCGCGACGAAAAAGATGCGCTGGCGGAAAAGCACAAGGCCGAGCTTGCACCGCTGAATGAAAATCTTAAAAAGATGGAGGGCTGGTTTCTGGCCAAGCTGAACGAGGCCGGGCTTAAAAACGCCAAGACGGAGCACGGCACCGTGTTGACGGTGGAGCGGTGCAATATCAAGGTGACGGATCGCCACGAGTTGGAGATTTTCGCGTCGCTACACGACCTTGATTTTTTCGTGGCTGAAGTGGACACGAAGGCAATCAAGGAATATCTCGACAATTCCGCGTCGCGCATTGTTCCGCCTGGCATCGAAGTGTCGTATTTGGTTTCAGCGCAGGTCAGGAGGGCATGACTAAATGAACAGCGTTTCACAAAGAACGGCAGCTCTGCTAAAGCTAGCAGCAGGCGAAATAAATAATTTGCGTCGCCGCAACGAAATCCTTGCCGCGCAAGTTTTTGTTGTCGAGGCGTTCCACGCGGCTATGTTTGGCGCGCCCCGCGGCGCCGGCGATATTTCTGAGGATATCGCATGGAAGTGTCTTTCACTGGCCGACGAGATTATGACCTCCACTAAAAATGTGGAAAAGGAGTAAACCAGTTGAACGAACTCGCAACCTTTAATTTTGGCGCCAACGTCCCCGCGCATTTGCGCCGGCACGCCGCCGTCTCCGCCCATCAGTCGATCCTGTCCAATCTGCCCACGGGAAGCTGGCAAAAAATCAGTTATGCCGGCAGCAAATGGGCGCTCATATCGGCGGAAGGGGACAAAACCTACACCGGCACCATGGAACTCGACATAATCCTGGTCCGCGCGAACCCGAATATCTCGAAGCGTTACTACGAAGGCGCGTACGACCCGAACAATGAGGGCACTGCTCCCGACTGCTGGGCGGACAACGGCCAGGGGCCGGGCGCTCGCGTGCCCGATCCGGTGTCCAAGGTATGCGCGACATGCGACCTCAATAAATGGGGCAGCAACGTCGGCGTTTCCGGCAAGCCGACCAAAGCCTGCTCTGATGTGAAGCGCATGGCGGTGCTGGTATTTGCGCCGAACAAGGCGGCCGGTGAGCGGGTGCTTCTGCCCGGCTGTTGGGAATTGGACGTTCCGGGCGCCTCGCTCAGAAACCTGGCGGCTTACGCGAAGGAAACAGAAGCCAACGGCGCGGCCGTGACGATGGTTGTCACCCGACTTACCTTCGTGCCCGAGGCGAATTTTCCGCAACTCGCGTTCCGCGCGCTCGATTGGGTGTCTCAGGCCGAAGATGCGGCGGTGCAGGCCGCTTACCAAGCGGAAGTGGCGCTGTTGCAGATCGGGTTGCAGGAAGCCGGTGGGCCGGTGCAGCAGGCCGAGCAGCCGGGGCAGGTTGGCGAAGTCGTGCAGAAAGTGACCGAACAGTTCACTCTCACTCTCAGTCCCGCTCCCGCTCCCGCTCCCGCTCCCGCTCCCGCTCCCGCTCCCGCTCCCGCTCCCGCTCCCGCTCCCCAAGCCGCAACCACGCCGGTTGCCCCGCCATGCCCTCCCGGTGTCGATCCTGCTCAGTGGGCGCAATTCCAGGCCATGCAGGCGCAGGCCATGGCGGCGGCAGCTCAGCACTTACCTTCGCAGCAGGCCTCCAATACGGTGCAGGAAGCGCCCCGTCGCCGCGGCAGGCCACCGCGCAACCCGGAAGCCGCTCAGGCGCAGCCTGCCGCCGCCCCGCAAAGCGGCATGTTCGGCGACCGTGGGCAACCTGCCCAAACAAATGGCAGTTTGCCCGCAAGTCAGGCAGTCGTGTTGAACCCGCAGCCCACAAGTGCGGCGATCGATGAAATCCTGAAGGGTATTCCGGGTCTGTCGTGACTGAGCCACTTTTTGCCGATCGACTGAAGAACGCGATGCGGGCGGCTGGATGCCGCCCCGCAGACCTCGCGATCCTGCTTGACCTGCCGCTGCCAACGCTGCAACGCTGGTTGTCCGACCTCGACTTTTTACCGCGCCGGCGGCAGGCGATCGAGCGCCGGCAAAGTATCGAAAAGAAACTCGCTCGTATTCATAAAGCTGTTGCGCAGCAAAGGCTTCCTGTGGACCAGTCGCTGCCGATTAACGAGATAAAGGAAGCGCTACGCAGTGTCAGGAACGAGTTTCTGTACGACCCGGTTCGCTGACGCCGTTCTGCCGGAGCAAGGACTCCGGTGCCTGATGATAAGGCACAAGTACGAAAAGCCTTCCCACCGTTTTTATACTGATAACTTTTCGTTAGTGACCGACCTTGAAAGTATCGACGCTACTGGCGAGGATGTTTACTTTTGCACAGCAAGTCTAACAGGACGCCGCCGACTTGGAGAGCTGGTTCATTCGCTCAAAGCGTTCCGACTCGATGCGGACGTAAAGCCCGGCGCGTATGCGAGCCAGGCGGAAGCGGCGCGGGCAGTGGCCTCGGTATTGGCCAGCCTGGGTTTGTTGCCTACGTGGGTCAACAGCGGCAACGGCCTGCACTGCTACATCGTGCTGGACGAAGCCATTCCGCCCGCCGTATGGTTGCCGGGGGCGACGGTTCTGAGCGAACATTGCCGTTCGGCTGGTTTGGCACTGGACCACGCGGTTACGACCGATTTGGTGCGGATACTGCGGTATCCGGGCACCTTCAACCGCAAGGCCGAGCCGAAGCCGGTCGAGTTATGGGGCGAGATTCGCCTCAACGAAACGAAAGCTGTGCTCGCCGCGCTCGCCGGAGCGGCTCGCAGCACGCTTTCGCCGCCCCCCGCCGGCTTGTCTCGCCCAACCCGGCCGGCGGGGGGTTTTTTGGGCGACATGCACGGCGCAGCACTGCCAGCGAGTGCCGCCCTGGCGGCGCAACACTGCCGTCAGCTAGCGGACATGCGCGACAACCGGCAGGCGCGCTCCGGGTGCTGGTATCCGCTGATAGGTGTGCTGGCCTGGTGCGAGGATGGCGATGCGCTGGCACAGGAGTGGTCATCTGCCCACGAAACGTACACCGAGGCAGAGACCGCAGAAAAGCTCGATCGGGTGCGCGCGAAAACCACGGGGGGCACAACTTGTGCCACGTTGGAGAAACACTGGCCGCAGGGATGCGAAGGGTGTCCGCACAAAGGCAGGATCACAAGCCCCGTGCAGCTTGGCCGCGCCGCTGCGACCGGCCAAGCTGCGGGCGCGCCAAGCGGGCAGGCCGGCGAGCCGCCGAGCGATATACCAAAAGCCCCCTGGCCTTTCAAGACGGACGGGAGGGGTGTTTACTACCTGGAAAGCGAGGGGGAAGACGCGAAGATCGCGCATATCTACACCCGTCCGCTTTTTCTCGCGCGCATGACCAAAAGCGAATTAGGCCAGGGCTTAGGCTCGGTTTTTCGCCACAAGGCGACGAAGGGTTGGGAAGAATTTCAGATACCGAACCATGTGCTGGTCAGCCGCGAGGCGCGCGGAGCCTTCGCCCGCTTTATCCCGGCCTTTCCTGAAAGCAACTGGCGAGCCATGGCTGTTTACATCTCATCGGCGCAAAATCACTTGGAACCACAAGGCTACATATCTTTGTACGACCAATTCGGTTTTAAGCCGGCAGGCTTTAGTAACCCCGACCTGATTACGTCTTTCGTCCTGGGCGAAACCGAATATCTCGCGGACGGGTCGCAGCGGTTCGCCGCGCTGAACGAAAATCTGCGGAACCGCGCCGCGCTGATGCAGACCAGGGGCACGCGCGAAGCCTGGGTGAAGGCCGCGCACAAGTTTGTGGCGCCCGGCATGGAGCCGCACATGCTCACGATCATGTTGGCGCTGGCCGCACCCCTCATCTGCCTTACAGGCGGCGACGGCGCGGTCCTGTGCCACGGATACAGCCCCGATACCGCCACCGGCAAGACGTTTGCTGCCTTCGTCGCCTTGTCGATGTGGGGCAGTGAGCAGGCCTTTACCGTGGTCAGCAGTGACACGGAGAACGCGCGCAACCGCTTTGTGTCTCAGGCCGGCAACCTTCCGATTTATTGGGACGAATTCACCCTTCAGGACCCGGATATCGCTGAGCGGATTGTTATGGATTTTACGCTCGGGCGCGAGAAACGCCGCTCGCAACGCGACGGGTCGCTGATGCAGATTGAGAATACGTGGAACAATTTAATTTTGACCAGTGGCAACCGCTCCCTGCGCGACATGCTTGGGCTGGCCAAGAGTGGGAGCGACGACGCGGCGGCGGCCAGGGTGTTTGAGTATGCCGTCACCCCCTCGATCTACTCTCAGAGCGAAATGCTGGCGGTGGTGCGCGAGTGCCGGCAAAACTGCGGCCATATCGGGCGCGAGTTCATCGCGGCCGTGGTCCAGAAGCTGTCTTTTGTGCAGGCTGCGCTTGACGCGCGCATCAAGGAATACCAGGCTTTGCCGGGGTTCGGCCCCGAATGCCGCTACCAGGTGCGCACCCTGGCCGCACTCGATATTACCATGCGGATCGCGCAAGGGCTGAATTTCTTCCAGTTCACGCCGGACAGATACATGCAGTTCGCCATTGGCCAAGTGAACGAGGCCGCGGCCGAGCGCCTGTCACTTAAGGCGAATACGAATCCGCTGGGCCGGTTTTTGGCCGAGAACCAGGACAAGATCCTGGTCGTGCCCGAGAAATGGCAGAACAGGGATCGGTTCTATCAAGTGCCTATTCTGCTCCCGCGCGGCAAGCTGTATGCGCGGATCGAGCGGGACAGCAACCGCATATACATCGACAAATCGTTTTTTGATTCGTGGCTGCTCGAAAAGAAATTCGACAAACGCAGCGTTCTGCATAAATTCAAAATCGACAAGGTTTTGCAGGGCGAGAAGATGATGACGTTGTCTGCGGGCGTGCGAGAGCTTCAGGTCGCATTCGCGCGTGTCTATATTTTTGACGGGCTTAACCCTGTCGTGGCGGGTGTGGTCGAGGGCAATATCGTGGCCATGATGCCACCGGAACCGAAGTTGAAGGTGGCGAAATGACATCCGGAACTTGCTGCTCCTGGCGACGTCGCCCGCCGCCGCCGCCGCCGCCGCGCATCGTTGTCGAGTTAGGGTTTCCGTGCTGCCAAGCGCCTGTCGGTAAAATACGGTCAACCGGCCCGATCGTGCGCTGTTGCGCTCCGGTTAACGAGGGGCAAAAGCTTTGCGCGGAGCACTACAAAAAAGCATACGCGGCGTTTATCCCGCCTCCCCCTCCAAAAACGTCGGTATCTCCCCCGCCCTGAGAGACGCCAGCAGCTTGTTCAGGTTGCTGGCCTTCTCCCGTTGAAAAGCGTTCTCCTGCAACTTGGTCGTGGTGCCGAGCACGGCGGCGGCGGTCGCCTGTTTCACACGCGCCACGCCAAGAAAGGTCTCATCCTCCGGTCCCGGCAGCGGCACCGTCAGCAGCTCGCGCTGCACGTCCAGGGCGAGTTCTGTGAGGACCGACTGCTTGGCTAGGGAGTCGCCGCGTAGCTCATCCCAAGGGCGTATCCGTGGTCCCGCAGGCGGGGCAACTGCCAGCGGAGCCGGTCCCCTATGTCCGTCCTGTACATTGGCGAATTCGGCAACGACAAGCGATCCAATATCTGATAGGCGTGCCGGCGGGCTTCCTCCACAGTCGCCCCCGTTCCGCTCCCCACCAGAATATACGTGCCCGCCGTTACCCAGATCGGCGCTTCGAGGATTTGCCCCTTTATTTTTTGGGGGGCGGCCCCGAGGGCGACTTCGCATGGGTGGACTGAATCCCGCATTGATGGCTGAATTCCATAGATGGGAATCCCCGTCACCAGGTCCACCGCCAGCCTGTTGTACGGGTAATCCGGGATTGAGAGGACTACTCCCGCCGCAATCGTTTTCTTTTTGAAAATCGAAGGGGCGTGCCCCGTCGCCAGGTCCATCAGCCATTCCGCGGGGTCTCCCTCATGCAAAGCCTGCTGTATGTTGAACGTAGGCCAGCCGGGGCGGCATGTGAACTCCAAAGGCCAGGGGGCGCCGGCCGCGTCGATAATGCAGTTTACGTCGATATAGCCGACGTAGCCCGACCGGCGTAGCGCGGGAGCGAATGGGGCAAGGACTGCATCGGCCAGTGCGGAGCGTAGAGTATATCGAAGCACAGTTCCTTGCTCGCCCGTATTTGGCCCCCTGTCGCCGTCGCATAGCTTCTTGAACTCGAAGTTTTCGCACCACGCATCCGCAAAACCCGCCGGGCCAAACCAGCCGCCCACTGCCATTTCGTCGCCATCGATTTTCTCCTGTAAGATAAAATCCCGTCGCTTGTTATGCTTTTTCCACCGTTGCAGCATATAAACCAAGTCTTCAGGTGTCTTGGCTACGTACGACAGCGCCTTGTCGGCATCGCCGCTCGGCTTGGACACGAACGCCTTGTCCTGTTTTTTGACGAAAGCGATCGCCGCGTCGTAGTCGTGAAACTCCACCGATTTCGGCACCGCGATACCTTTCTGGCGGAACATCGCCATGCCTTTGTTCCGGTCCAGCTCCCAATCTGCGACTTCTTCCGTAGCACCCACGATCGGCGGCGTATTCTGGTGCCGGCGCAGCATATCCATGTCGCGCATCCAAAGCGTGTTGTCGGTTAGGAAGATCAGGTCGGCCCACTGCACCCATGGGCGCCATTCAGGCACGCGCTCGATAAGGCCGCGTCCGATCGGATCAAGGCGCGGTTTGGGCGGCACATACCATTTGACCGCGTGCCCGGCCGCCTGGCACCGCAGGAGCCAGTCTACCGCGTTCGCCTGGGCGTCAAGGCATAAAATCCTCACTCGTCTTCCTCGTCTGCGTCGTCAGGCGCTTCATCAGGCTGGCCCACGGGATCGGTGTCTTCGTCTTCTTCGTGGATCGGCGGCGGGTCTATCGGGCAGTTGCACCGCTCGTCCAGGTCATCCTCAGGGCCGTGTGCTATGATCGATCGCATGGAGCCAACGTCATTTCAGCACGCCGTGTTCGACGGGTCATTGTGCGTCATCCTGAGCGGGCTGCGCGCCTTGTGGCAGGGGCAATCCCCCGGCTATTGAGCGGGCTACGAGGCGGCGCGTTTGCGGCATCGCCTGCGCGACCGCGCGAAACGCCGCGGTGCCGGGCTTGGTGTAAAGCGCCGACCCCAGCGCCGCTGCCGCCGCCATCGGCGCACCGGTTCCCGTCGCCGCAGCCCCTCCAGCCGCCACACCGCCGCCGAGAATGTGATTGACCAAGTGCGCCTGAAGCAGCCGCCCGGCCGTCCCGCTATCGGGCACGGTGTTCCCCACCACTTTTTGCGCCGCTTCCGCGAAAGGCTGCATTCCGGCGACACCTTTGGCGGTGTTTAATTTATCCTTCGTAGGATCGTTCTGCTTGATCTTTTGCAGCAGCTTGGCCGGCGAGAAGACACCTTCCGTCACCGTTGAATCCGCAGCCGCGCGCTGGATCGGTTTGTAAAGCGCGTACGCCTGGTTGACCTTTTGCAGCTCCCCGGCGAATTTCGGGTTTTGCCGCGTCAAGTTAGCACGAAGAACATCGCGCACATCCTGTATAGCCGAGCCAAACTCCCGTTCTGACGCAAGCGACGAATTCCGGTAGGTTTTCGCAAGCTGGCTTAATTCACTTTCCACCGCTTTGAACGTATTCCCGGTCATGTATTTGTTTGCGGTAAAGCGCGGAACAAGAAAATTAGCCATCAGTTTATTGAACTGGTCAACTTGCGCGTGAGGCAGGGTGCCTCCCTGAATACGCCGCATCACGTTCGACAAATCCCGATCGAGAACCGAATCGACACGAAGTGATAGGTTCGGCAGCACCTTGTTGTAGGCGTCGTCCAGCGCGTCCGCTGCGGCAGAAATCGCCGCGTGCCCGGCCTTCACGTCCGCCGGCAGGCTGGCGCCGATAGGTTTCAACGCCTGGTTCACCGCCGCCGTGTTGAAGCTGTGCATGGCTTCTTTGCGCGCTTCAGCGATGAAGTGCCCGACGACGGGCACGGCCGTCGCCTTCTGCTCCGCATAGTTGGCCGCGGCGCCTGCAATCTGACCCGGGGTTAATTTCACGCCGGCCGCGACCAGCAGCTTCTTCGCCGAATCCTGGAGCACTTTACCGACCACGCCGGCCGCCGCGCCGCCGACAGCGCCCATTCCGATTTGCTTCAGTTTTTCGTTCGCGAACGCTCCGAGAGAGCGATCCAAATCTTTCATCTGCGCTTGGTGGACAGGGGTCAGCAAGCCATTGGTTATCCCTGCGACGGCCGCTTCGACCATAGGAGACGCGATTTTGTAGGCCTTGGCGATTTTGCCCGCCGCTCCTACTGGCGTGACCGACGATCCGGCCAGGTCGCCGAGAAACGTTGCCCACGGATGCGCTGCAAGATCAGGACCGAGTTCGGTATTTATGCGGTCCAAACCCTTTTGCGCATCCGCCTCGATCGCGCGGCCCGGCCGCGGTGCAAACGTGCTGACACCGCGACCGAACAGCTCCTGGCCGCCGAGTGCCAGCTTACCAAAACCACCCGCAGCGCCTTTGAGAGCCGATACAGCAGCGTTATCCGGCGCCGCCTGGGGCTGAGCAGGAGCAGTAGAAGACCCTGCATTGGCGGGAGCGTCGATCGCCGGTGCCGCCATCCATGCCGGCTGAGCGCCTTGCGGGGGAGGCTTATTGACAAGGGGAGCCTCCATCCATGCAGGTTGGTCCGCCATTACGGTTTTTTCCGGTGTGATCCGTCAGGCGCGATAAATTCCGCACCCGAGGGAAGCGCATTGTAATCCGCGTCGGACGATATTTTCACGGGCGGCTTTGGCGTCTCGTCGCCTGCCGGGCTTGCTTGTATCCGCTGCTTTATCGCATCCAGTTTTTCAGCATAAGATTGCGTGCGGTTGTCCATGTCCTTATATGCCACGCCTTCGATCACGTTGCGGATTTGATCGACGTTGTACGCGCCCGAAAACAACTCCGCTGCCACGCGGCGGCTATCGACGGTGGAACCTTGTGCGCCGGTCGATCCAGACATGACTTTCGCGTATTCGTCCGCGCCCGTCAGAAGTGCGGCGATGTAAGGCGGGATATTCTTGTCGCCGAGAGCAATCGCCCCTCCCTGAACCCATTTGTTTATGAAAGGGCCGAGGTTTGTCGGCACACCTTTCGGCGCCAAAGATAGCGCAAGCTCGAAATTCTTTTTGGCAGTCGCTTCGAAACTCTCCGCTGCGTCAGCCTGTTTTTGCAGATTATTCAAGCTGCGGCTGTCCGCTGTGACGCCTGCCGCGTGGGCGATATCCGCTTCGACCGTCACCTTTTCGAGCCTGCGCTGGCGCGCCGCCTCGTTCAAAATCTGCGTACGAACGCCGCCCGAATTAAGGCCGAGCAGTGGCATTTTGCTTGTTTCGCGGTATTCACGCGCTGCGTCGTAGATCGCGTCGGGCGTGGCTTTCGCTTGCCCCACCTGGCCGCCTGCACCGAGCTTGGAGAGGCCTGCCGGCGCATCGTCCACAGGCTCTACTTTGCCTGTAGCGACGTTGGCCCGGTACATTTTGCCGTCTTGGCCGGTGAGAAACTGCCAGCCCTTAGCGCCCGCGTTTTCGCCTGCAATTACGATCCGCTGGCCGCCTTGCGCTTCTTCCGCGTAGTCGTGCCGCGTGCGCTCGTCCAAAGACCTGCTTTCGCGCGCCACAAGCTGCTGCGCCTGATAGACCTTAAGTTTGTCTTCCCACTCCTGCCTTTGCGCCGGCATAGCCTGTCGCGCCGCCATCATAATTGCCTGCGGCGGCGTGCCGGGCGGCGCCACCTCGGCGATTTCCTGCGTGAGAGATTGCAAACTGGGCGGCGGCGGAAACCCCGAGGAAGCGCCAGGTTGCGCGGGCGCGGCGCCTGCACCCGACTGCGGTGGTAGCGGACCTGCAAGCGGGCCAGGCGACATACCGCTGGGTGTGCCACCGGGCAGGCCGGCGTTGCCTGGTGCCCCGATCATCTGTGCGCCCGGCAGCGTTGGGCCCCCCTGCGCCGGCGCGGGCTGCGCGCCACCTTGCCCGGGCGCTTGCGCCACATCGTAAGGGGTTGACTGCTGCCGGGGCTGGCTGTCTTGCTGAATTTTCGCGAGACTGGACGCGAGCGAAGCCTTATCGGCCCAGCCCTGAAGCTGCAATTGCTGCTGCGTAAACTGAAACTCCGCAGCCGCCTGCTGCAACTTCATCTTTTCAAGCGCGAGCTTTTTCTGCTGCTCTTGCGCCTGCTGCGCGTAGTCGAGCACATGACCAACGGAACCGAGAAAAGCGAGCGCGCTCACCAACCGCTATCCGGAGCGCTGCCGGCCCCACTGAAAGCGTTGCCACCGAACAATCCGGACAACGCGCTCAAACCGCCCAGCCCGGTGTCCGAAAGCCCGAAACCAAGCAGAGAACCGAGGCCGCCGAGAATACCGTTAAACTGGTTTTGCTGCGCGTTGTATTGCGCAAGATTATTTCCGTAGCCTTGATTGGCCAAGCCAAGATACTGGTCCGCCGCGCCTGTCACCCCCTGGTCCAGCCCTTGCTGAGTGCCGAGCGCGCCCAACGCCGCGCCCAGGATCGAGTTGGCCGTCGAGTACGGGAGCGCGCCACCCCCCAAGGTTGCTTGCGCGCCAAGATTGCCCTGGCTTGCCCCCTGGCCGAACGCCGACTCGGCGCCCTGAACACCCTGCAACTGGCGCTGAAGCTGGTTGTTCTGCCAATCAATATTGAAGTTGCTGTTGTTCTGAGCGGCTACCGCCTGCCCGTACGGCGTGGCGCCCACGCCTGAGGCGGCCAGGATCGCACCCGTCTGGTCCTGGTTTTGCTGCTGCGTGCGCGCGTAAAGCGCGTTCTGCGGGTCAAACGCCGTGTTCAGCAGCGAGTTACCCGCCCCATAGAGTTGCCCGGAAGCGCCACCCGCCTGCCCGCCCAACGCCGTCAATTGGTTCCCCGCAGCACCCGCCGCCGCCTGGTAGCCTTGGCCATACGGGTTATTGACGATGCCCTGGGTCAACCCGTAGCCCTGTCCGGCCAACCCCTGAAGACCGGATAAGGCGCCTGAGTAGGCGTTATTCGCCTGGCCGAAATTCGAGTAATTGGGCGCCTGCGGCACCGATGGTTCGCTCACCGGCCTCAAATCCTATTCCAGATACGCACCCATTACCATTTCCATCGGTCGAAGTCCAAGGCGACGCAACAAACCACCCAGAACTTCCGCCTGTCGAGGATCCGCCGATAGCGTCAACCCCGCCATCACCTTGCATGGGCGAGGTAGCACAGGAAGCAAAGCCTTCCACATCCCCGCCCACACCAGGCCGCGCCGCCCAGGCCCTTCATCGGGCACAACCCAGATCGTTTCGTCCCGCACGTAAAGGGTGCCGGTGTGCCTGTCGGGGCGGAAAAAATTCACGCCGATATAGCCTACTAAGACATCATCTCTGCGGGCGATAAACGCCCGGAACGATCCGGCCTGCTCGCGCTGCAAATAAGCGCCCCAATTGACCGACAGTGGGACAGTAGTCTTGTCCGTTGCGATTTCGGTCCAGTGCGCTTTGATTTTTTCGCCAAGGCGGTCGTTCACCAGCAGGTCGAGAAGAGGCTCGAAGGCGTAGGTCAGCCCCAACGCGACCTATCCTTGGCGGCGACGCACATGACAGCGACAAGGATACCGAGCATCCCGCCGACAAACGCCCCGACCACGAAGCCCGACGCGAACATCAGGCGCTACGGGGGCCTGGCGCTTTGGGCAGCGTGGCGGGGCCGGTGCGCAGCACGGGTTTTGCGGTTGTCTTGGGTAGGCGCGAGGTCGATTTGTCGCTGGACGACACGCACCCGTTTCCGCCGGCTTTCATGGTCATGGCGTAGCTCCGTGAATGGCCACGGTTGCTACCGTGGCGGTTGAAGGAGGCGGGGAGACCGGCACTCCGGCCTTACCCCCCACTGCCTGGGCCGCGGCAGCGCAATCCGCCTGGACCGCTGCCGCCGTCGCGTTGGTCGCGACTACCGCAATCGGCGCCGCCGCACCCAGCTTCGCCGTCGCATCCGCATCGATCAAGCCGGCGATAATCTGACCGCCGCCCCCCGTGTCTATCGCACAGAAAAGCTGGCCCGCCGGAGACGACAAGGCAGTCGCAGCTGTTGCCAAACTCCCCGCGTTGCAGCCGGCCAGGGGGAGCAGCGCGGTAAGCAGAAAAATGTTTTTCATAGATTGCCTCTCAGCAGAATCACGATGATGACGATAACCAAAACCAGGCCGATCCCGCCGAAACCGGCGTAATTTCCGAACCCGCCGTAAAATCCCCAGCCCCCGCCGCAGAGCATGAGGATCACCAGAATAATCAGCAGCGTCTGCATACTCATGGCGTTTTAAGAGCCGGCGGTGTCGGCACCACACCGCCGGCAGGCACCGTGCCGGCGGGCGGGCTGGGCGCGTTTTTGCCCACGTTCAGCGCGATCCTGGCCAGAACGCCGTAAAGGGTTTGGTACCAGCCGGGCGAGGTCGCGTGCGCAACAGGCAGGACAATGAGTGCTGCCTGGATCAAAGCCGCGGCCGCGACAATGAGGCTGATGATGCCCGAGACGTGCTGGCCGAAGCCGAGCGCCGTCAGAACCGTGCTTAAACTCGCCGCTGCGTTCGGGTCCATCGCTATCTCCGCTTTCACGCCTTATAGCATGGTCAACGAAGATGGAAAATATATGGAACAGCCCAGCCAACAACCACGCCGACGCCCCCGACAAAAAGAATCATCGCCCGAAGGCCCCCTTTGCCTTGCGCAAGGGCCTCTTTTGCCTCGTCCAGTTTCTCGTAAACCTTCGCGAAGTTCGCAGAGGTCTCCGCGCGCAGTGCGGCCATGTCGCGCCGAAGTGCGGCTTGGCCTGCCTGAAGCCCTGAAACCTCCCCTTCCAATTTACCTAGCGACCTTTCCCAGCTTTCCGTCACGGTAATAACTCCTTACAGCGTAACGGCTTACCACTCCAGCAAAAGGTATCCGGGGCCGCCCGCACCACCTGTCGTGCTTCCGCCCGAGCTGCCTGAAGCGCCTGCGCCGCCCGACCCGAACCCTTGGCCATTTTGGCCATTTTGGCCGTCGAAGGCGGGTGTGCCGCCTTTTCCAAGCAGGCAGTCGCCGCCTGCACCCCCAACGCTCAAAGAGCCGCTAAGGAAGCCTTCGCGTCCGTTCGATCCGCCCGACCCGCCTTGCGCACCGCCCGATGACGGGCCGGTGTTCGTGCCGGCAGTGCCCCCGTGACCGTACCCGAGGGTGATGAGGCTCGAACCTGAGTAGGTCATGGTGGTAGAGCCGCCGTTGCCGCCGTTGCCGCCAGCCGTGCCGGCGCCGCTCAACCCCACGTTAATTGCATAAACCCCACCCGGAGTCACCGTGAGGGGCTGCTTCAAGATTGAGTCGCCTGCACCACCCCCACCGCCACCCGAATCGGCATTGCTCAGTACGCCACCACCCGCACCACCCGCCCCACAACCCGAGACATAGGCCAGGGTCACGCCGCTGGGGCACGTCCAGGTCTGCGCGCTGCTCGACTGCTCGAATTGTGCGAACCGCGCCGCGTTGAACGCGCTGGGCGGCGTATTGACCAGGACAAAGCCACCAAGCGCCGATTGGTAGGTTATCAGCATGACCTGGTTGGCGAGGGTAGCGGTGATTTGCTGCTGGCCGCCGGCATCGTACAACGGCACCGCCGTCAGCGCCGTTCCGCTGTACGCTTGGTAGGCGATCAGCACATTGCCGCCGGACACCACCGAATTAGGCATCCTGAAAAGCAACGTAAGCCCGTTCTGGTAGGAGCTGACCGTGGCACCGGCCGCGGTCGTGGTAACCGTGAGCGTCAGGCTCGCAACCGAAACCGTACACGGAACAACCGTTCCCGCGCCCAGGCCCAGCGCCGTCAGAGCGGTTTGAATAGTTGACCCACCCGTGCCGCCATTCGCGATAGTAACCGGCGTGGTAGGGATCGAAAGACCGTTCAGGTAACTGACCAGCGCGGTAAAGTTCGCGTTGACCTGCGCAGACGCAGCAACCTGGCCGGGAGAAAAGGCATAGGGAACGCTTGCAGGCATGTCAGCTCACTCCCGAATTATACTGCTGCACGTAACCAAGAACCTGCAACTGCATGTATATCGCGCCTACCGAAAAGCCTTGGTAGGAAGTCCCGCTCGCGGCGAAATAGCCTTGCTTGAACACAACCGGTTTAGCCCATTTCACGAAATTCGGCGCAAGCGGCACGTAACTCCCGTCCCATGGCGCCCCGTCCCAATTGAAATTATCCCAGGTCGTATTCGTTGCGTTCGGCGTGATCGAGGTCGTGGCGAGCACAGTCGAATCCGACGCGTCGTAAAAATCAATGAGGACCGTGGGCGAAGGCCCGATGAAACCCATATCCAGAGCCGCATAGATCATGGCGTTGTTCGCCAGTTCCTTATTGTCGGGCAAAAGCGAAGTCTGGTATTCCCAAGCCATCGCGTTGCCGAACTCGGTATAATTACTTGTCTCGCTCGGCACTACGTCAGTCTGAAAGAGACCGAGATAGACGGTATCGACAGGCGCCGTCAGGACGTAGGTGACGGTGTTGCTTTCGACTAGCGTAATCGCGTCCCGCACCTGGATCGTATGCGTGCCGTAAGTGGCGCTTGGGCCGCCGCCTGACCAGGATACCCCGTCCGTATATCCTGTCAGACTGGTCCAGGCGCTACTATCTTCCTGGTACTGCATCGTGGATGCAATCGGGCCGAAATTAAATCCGGTCAACGGTATAACGCTATTGTAGACAGGCGTGACGTTATTCAGTGTCAGAACCTCGCCGGTATCAACACCCCCCTCATTGTAGTACCCTGTCCCGGTGATCGAGAATGTGACGGGTATGAGATTTCCGGCATTCAACTGAATGCCGGTTATGCAGTTCAAAGGCATGTTCTGCGGAAAATACGTTGACTCCCATATCAAGGGGGACATGGGCGAATTCATGTAGATGCCCGGAGTGCTAACCCAAATACCACCTAAAACAGATGTTCCGCCGGGGTAGGCAGTGCTTTGCGTAGAAATAATCAGGGTGGTTGTGATTCCGACGTTCTGCGTATAAGGCGGATCAGGGGGCGTAAACGTACCGACGAAAAAAGACCCTGAATTCGACCCGATATCAGGCGTGGAATTATTGATCGTAGTGAACGTAATGCCGGAGTAACCGCCGAACCCTGGGAACGTTGCGGGGTAAGTGTCCCATTCGTAAGTAATAATAGGATCGCTACCGAAACCGGAACCAGGGTTGGCGCTTTTAATGTAGCACGTCAAATCGGTTCCAAGACCGCCCAGCGGGTCATACCCCAGAGATTCCGTTGTCGTCAGGGTAAGATTTACCGACTGGCAGTTTTGCGAAAGCGCGATCGTGCCGCTATTGGTCAACGTGCTCAGCGATATTATGCTGTTTATGTTGATGGTTCCGGTCATGACGGCGGCAGCGCGAAAGCAGCAATGAACGTGTTGTTATACGGCCGCATAAAAACCGTGGGCGTCGTATGCGGACCTGTCCAGGATTTCAAGCCGTAGTTGAACCAGTACTCCTGGTTGGATTGGATCGTTGCTGCCGCGACCTGCACGGATATGCGCAGCGTCTGCATGTTGAAGGCTGCGCACATGCGTGACGGGTAAACGGCGTTTTGAAAAACCGCTTTCATCCCCGTGCCCCAATCGCCGATAGGGTCTGAAACGTTGCTGCTGAAGTCGATCAGTCTCACACCGTCAGGCGCAACGAAGGCCAAGCCGCGGGGTGTGGGCGTGACAGTGTTCGGCGCCAAGGTGCCTGTCGCCACGTTCAAAGTGTTGACGGTCCAGATGCCGGGGAAACCGGAATAGTCGCCGGTCACCTGGAAAATGTTCTGGATGCCCTTAAAAACCATCAGAGACTGAATAATGCCTCCCTGCACGTTGTTCAGGGGCAGGCCTGCGAGTGCGGTGATCGGTGTCGAGTCGCCGAACGTCAGAACCTGGCCGGCGTTCGTCTGCTGGAGGGGTAGGAATTCATCGCTCGCCTGCACGGCGTTGCCTACTGCGTAGTAGGCTCGGCCGCCGTAGACCGCCACCGCGACGGGCGGGCTGGGGAGCACGTTCGGGGACGGTAGACCGTTCGCGACCTGGAAATTTCCTGAGTGCCATACCGGGGTGGCGGGTGTCGTGAGGTCGAACCACCCGATATAGCCGTTCGCGGGGCCTTGAAAGCCGGGATGCGTGACGATGACGTAGGCGCCCAGGGACACCATCGTCGGGGGCGTCCAATCCCCGTTTACCGACTGGGTATAAGGCGTATTGGAAGAAGTGATATTACTCGGAACGGTAGAAGTTTGGGTCTCAAGGTTGTAGATGAACGGCACATCGAAGCCATTACCGTTCGAAACCATTCCATAAACCGTCGAGCCGAGAATCAGGAACACCGTAACCCCGGCATTGCCTAGCCCGATCGTGTTGGGGAGCTGGATCGAGGCGGGGCGGGGCACAAACAGCCCGCGGGTCGTGGGTGCGGGTATGAGGTTCTGCAAGGACAGCATGGAGCCGGGGCGCATGTCCGTGCTGTCGAGCGTGTCCGTGATGCCGACCGGGCGCCACGTCAGGGTGCGAGCGCCGCGAATCGGCATGCTTCACCCCCATACTTGCTTGGTGTCGGGCAGCGTATTGAGGTTCTGACCAAACCGCCGCCGGTCCAAGGTGACCGTCTTGGCCCGCCCTTCATCGTCATTCGTCAGCTTGAGGTAGGCCTCGAGCTGCTTGTCCGCCAACTGCTCAAACATCAGCTTCCGCGTGTCGTCCGTCTGCTCCATCATAACGGCTGTCAGCTTCAGCCGCAGATAAGCCTGGTTCGGAAACCACGGGACAAGCCCGAAATTGGTAAGATCAGGCAAAAGCCGTCGATACTGAATGCGGAACGTCAGGGCCAGGCTGGCGGGCGGCCAGACATACAGCAACGGCGCCGTAGGCGGCTCCTGTCCGAGCGGACTTACATCCGTCGCGAACAACTCGGGTAACGCCGCAAGACCGCTCTGCTGGACCTGCTGCTCATACTCCGTAAGGTCCACGGATATCATCGGGTAGGAAATGCCGTTGTAGAGATACCAGGCACCGTCGCGCTCAACGCGCTTGTAATCCATCGGCAACAGATAAGGGCCACTTCCGTTCCCGCTGCCGTTGTCCGCGATGAACGTGCCGGTGAACTGCCCGCGGCAAAGGTCCAGGT